TCATTTCGCCAGCGAATACACTAGTCTCATTTTTGTCATTAAAACTTGTAATATGACTACGGGGATTAGCCGGGTTATCAACCAAGCCTTTTCCACTAAAAGTAAAATTACGTAACAATCGGCCTACTCGATAGCCACTATATTCGCCAGTCCCACCATACATTTTAAGATGTTTAGTAAGAAATGACGTTTGATCGTTTCGAGCAAGAATTTTATTGATAACGGTTCCGTCATCAGCGTTGGATAAAATCGCATAATCAAAATTTCGGAACAGACATTCCATTGACACACACCAAAGAGATATGTCCGCAATAATCTTATTCATACGAGTTTGCAAATCTGCGTCAGACCAATTTCTATATAAAACTGCCCCAACTACTATGTCAAATTGGTTTGGAAGCTGTTCCACTAATAAAGAGTCAGAAATAATAGTTTTGTCAAATCCAACCACTTTAGATGAAGTTAGATGTCCTATTATATCTTTTTCATTGTGCATATAGTTAAAAGGTTTATCAACCGGAGTATTCCGGGCAGCCCACATTTCACTTTTGTCAAACACGTCGTCGTTCTGATTCCAGCCCAAAGAAGCAAGTATAGATTCTAGATAAAATAAGTCAAACTGATTAGGATTAGCCATAGCATGACTAGTTTCTAACCATTCTTTAAGTTGTAATTGTTGATTTGTGTTTAGATGTACTCCGTGGACAGAAGAAGTGTAGGCAAGCGAAGAACTCACCTTAACTTGTTCGGCTATGCAATCTTCAGATTCAAATCTATATGTTGGTATATATTCTATCATAGTATAACATTATACCCCATTTCTGGAAAAAAAATGATTTTTTACCAATTTAGTGTGTTATAGCATAAGCACTTGAGAAAATTTGTCGTAATTCAGCCACAGTCGGCTCCCTATTATTAGTAAGCACAAACTGGGCACGTAGTGTTTTAACAGATCCAATAATCGCCTCATTAACACTTTGATTACTAGCTAACAATAACTGTACTTTTTCGGGAACTACTTTTTCAAATGGAGATAGTCCACATAAAATATCCAACTTGACCTTTTCGTATAATTCAAACTCATCTTTAGCTAAACTTCTTAGATTGGGTTTTTCAAATCCATGTAATAGGGAAGGGGTAATAAGGTCTGAGATGGTCTCCTGCGCAGCGTTTGCCCAAAGGACTAGATCGACAAATTCCGCCTTGGTTGAGGGGCGACCGGTTGGCTTCGGTTTACGCTTCTGGGTCTCTTTTATGTTTAAGGGCCTACCCGGTACACCCACTTTCTTCATCTTTAGTTGATGTTGGCGATCCTCCTGCTTTGTCTGCTTCTGAATTTTAATATTTTGATCATTCATTTTCTGTTGATTTTCAATGTCCATTTTTTTAATCTTTAACTGGGATTCTTCGAGTAACTCCATCTTTGTTTTTTCGCCTTCTTTGCGGTCGTCCAAATAGACCCCAATTTCTGACGGAGTCACATTGCCACCTTGTAGGAGGATCTTTCTATATTCGCTTTCAACCATTGGGTTGTGATATGGAGAAGATTTATAAGGCATAGTCTCGTTAATCCTTTCGCCCATTTCACGTTTAACACGACTTTTTTCAATGTTGGGTAATCGTCCAAACAATTCCAGAATGGTTTCATCAGAAATTATATCTCTATCCCACAGGTTAATGAGAAGCTGTTTTTCGGCAGGTTCGTCAGCTAATGCCATGAAGTCAAATACTACTTGGGGCGGCTTTCCAGGAAATCCCATAGCCTTGTGAACATACTTAATTTCCTTAGTCCAAAACTCGATCAGTCTATCCCTACCGTACTGTAGCCGTTTGATTAGCGTATTTAGTCCAATAAAGTTTCCTGTATTAGATGTGCCCGCCCCCGCGCGTAGGGGTGCAGGTATTCCAAGCCCCTCATATATAGCATTAATTGTAGTGTTATATTTTTCCGAACCAAGAAACCGCCATACTTGGCTATTGGACTCCATAAATTTTAATTCTGGCCCCCAGACAAGATCGAGGACACCACCACCAACATTATTAGATAATATGGAGCGAAGCTTGTTAATAGCCGATTTAGTAGGTAATATACTATTTGCTGGACTATCACCAATAATTCCTAGACTCCATAATCGTATATTTGAAATAGCCCCATCAAGCGCCGAAATATCTGCTAACTTAAGTTTATTTAACATAAGCAGATCGTCTAGAATAGAGTAACACATAGGATTGGCCCATGTCATCCAATCATCTTTTTTGTAGTAATATACGGATGTCTTTTCAAAATCCAAAGGAATATATTGTTTACCAGATAGAATGGCGTCAGAAATGTCTTTGGGAATTTTCTCAATCATTTTGCGCACTTCTGGCGCTAACTGAGGGCCAGCACTAACGGCAGTACTAATAGCAGTCTTTAACTTTGGACTAATTCTAAGCGCTAGTGTTGGTTGTCCTACAAACTGAATTAACTCCTGTCCCAACGCCTCCACGCTCAGTATATCAATGAAGGTGTACTTTAGCGGAATCTCTCTTTTGTTTGGTTTTATTTTATCTAATTTTATATCTTGCGCCTTACCCTTACGCATATCACGCTCGTCAAAGACAGAAACCTTGCCGTGGCTTTCCTTTAGGATTACTTGTCCTGCCCGATAGAGTAGGTTTAGAAAACGCTCCGAAATCTGTTTTCCTTGGACCTTTTCAAACCAACTTGTATAAAATTCTTGGGTAGATGGTATGGTGTGTTGTAGGCGAATGCCTCCCGCCCCAAAGTCACTCATCAAATCTACAACATTTCTTATTAGTCCCACTTTTTGGTATGCTTCCATACACATTCCAATAATTTCTTTTTGGAGTTGTGGAACAGTATAGGATGGGCGAAAGTAATCATAATCTGACCTATTATAATCACTCTTCACAGAAATGTTTGTGGAAAAATTTTCAAATGTTCGGCTACTAGAACTAGCCATTGTTTTGGCGTGCCCGCGTGGGATCGGATCAAGAGCCATCTCCTCGTTAGTTTGGGCGGCATACGCCTGAAAGGAGTTTGCCCCAGTAATAAACATATTATCAGTTTTTTTATCAGTCATTTATATCAATCCTATTATGATTTGATTGGAATCGCATTCTATATTAGTATACCCCACTTTTCTAGTTTTTAGTCATATATTCCATTCAAACCATTTGCCAACCACGCCGCACCAAGATAATCATGGCCTGATCCTCCCTTAGCCGTCTTATTAGCAAATCCACCAGTCTCAGTTTGAAAAAACTGTTCTGGATTTCTAGCAAGAGTGCGAGAAGTCATATTTGCCATTAATAATGCGCTGTAGCGATCTTTTCTCATTCTACCTATCTTATTTCCCGGAAGTTTTAACTGTGGTGTGTCCCAGCGGTCACGTCCGGTTAATGATTGTGTAATAATAATAGTGGATAATTCGTTTTTCAATTCTTCGAATTCCAAATAACATTCTTCCATGTTATCATATAGTTTTTCACTACCCTGATCAGAAATCTCAGCTAATCCTAAACTCAAATTATCGAAATATGGAAAAATCAAAACTTTGTCTTCAAAGTCTTTTCTCATACTATGATTGGCTTCCGATGTCCACTCACTAGAACTAAAATTTATCATTTCTACAATATGCAAACCAGCTTCACAATCAGTCTCAGCAAATTTTCCAGAAACTATAATAGGCCAAATTGGAAGCTCACCATCCTGTATTTTATCGTGGTCATGCAGCACTTCAATAACTGCAACACCACCACCTTGTGAGTCTAGAGCAATTCTTTCACAAGGAAAAATTTTCATAAGATCTCGTATTTTTCTACCACAGTAACTATAAAAGTCATTATCTTTAGCAAGTCCTGCCCTAACTCTATCCCTATGCTCTTTTCTATTTGTTGTCCAGCAATACACAATCTTACGATGGTCCTCATTGTGTTCTACTATAACTATGCTAAAATTGTCTTGTTCGGACGCTGGATCAATCCCATACACATACCGCTTCGCGGGATCACCCCTCAACATTGCCGTGAAGTGTACAGGACCGCTCGGCAGTGTAATTTCATTATCTTTGGACAACACACACGACTCTATCAGACTCCTCTTGAAAAATCCGTTTGAATCTGTCGAGAACACAGCCCCGAACTCCATAGCATAGATACCGCTGTGGATCGTCGCCTTGGATCGGGCTACCATCGCATCGTCCATAAACCCTCGTGGGATCAGTCCAAAAGGAATTCGTATTATGGAATAGTCTCTCCAATCAAAATCTTCGGGAACAGCATCGTCGCCGAATATCAATTCTAATTTTTTTCTATCACCCCTACTTTTGATAATACTTTTCCAGCGTTTCCAATATGTGGCAAAGTGATTGAAATCATAATAAGCCGTCCCACTAATAATAATCTGATTATTTTTTAGTATGTCCTTGTCTAGTTCCATTGGTATACCTAATTTTTTCGCCATTATGGATGCAGCCCGATCTTGTACGCCTGTTATTGGACCAGACTTCACGGCGGCAAACCCGGCAATTACATTCTCGAAAATTTCGCGACTAAGCGAACTAAACTCATCTACCAAAACATCATTTGCCCGCTGACCCCTAATCTTATCTCCCATGCCTATTGGAAGTGCCGACGCAATACTATCTCCTATTACAAATTGGAACATGTCCGGTTGATGGTGTGGTCCCGCATTCTGCCCGGCAATATCGCGAAGAATTGGCGCATTATGCCAAATACTTTCCATATAATTAAAGATTACCTTTGATTGTCTAAATACAGAACCGCAAATGATTACCTTGCGCGCGGGAAGTAATAGGATGCGTAATAGTGCATAAACTGCCAACATAAAACTTTTCGACATACCACGTGCCCCAATTAACATGGGAAACTTCCGATTCCACATCTCTTGTAGAATAACCGACTGCATTGGTAATAGTTGTACATTCAACACTTCCTTACAAATAAACGAAAAGTATTCCGGCCTCTGCATTAACCATAAGATGTATAGATGTGGTTCGTCTTCAAACTCAGTTGGTATCCTCTCCAATGGATTATAGAGTGTCTTCTCATCTACATGTATGTTCAGCCACGCATCCCGAATAATTTCGGATATAATAGTGGAATGTATATTGTCTGACTCTGTCTTCTTACTCAGCTTCGCCACCTCTTTCTATGTCACAAATCCTCTTTGCTTGCAAAAACAATTCTATCGCCGTATGCTTGGCCTCAATCTTATCTTCGCAAAAAATAAACTCAATTTGGTATTCTTCCGTAAGTTCCTTAATTCTGTGGTGTAAAAACTTGCCACTCATTTTGATCCTGCGTAAAACCCACTTTGGCAACTTACTACCTTTTGGATAAATCAACAATTGTTCTTCAGTAAATTCACATACTACATAACGAAAGCGGTATTTACGCAATCTTTCCAACTCATTCTTAAATCTGGTATAGTTTGTTCCCAAATTGTTGGCAATCTCGCTCACACTTTTCTTGCGCTCTATACACACTAAGTTGGGATAATCTACTAAAGTATAATCTCCTTCGGAAAGACACGCGACTATCTGGGCCGTACACCTATTATCGCTAATGAATTTCCAAGGTTGCTGTTCCCTCGTGTCCTGTATAATAATCAATCCACTATTATCCATTTTTACACACGTTAATTTCTATGGCAAAATAATAAGAGTTGGGTTTATTGATAATCGTAATTGTGGCAGGATACTCCTGTCCGTCTATTTCAAAAAGAGTACTTTCTGGGGGAAGAGTGGGATAATAGTGACATCGCAGAGATTCCTCATCATAATCTAGCTCTATGTGTGCCCGCAGAAGTTTCATATTAGAATCCATATATATCTGGTTTAGTAAAAGGATTTTTCCACCAACAGAAATTGGTATCGCACATATCTGGAATATTGTCTTTAATTGGAATAAAATCAACAACATGCTCAATAGGTAAAAATTCACAATACTCTTCGGAGATATAGTATGGGAAATAAAGTCGTTGTGTAAAATGTAAAGATATTTGATTGTTTTGATCTTTAGCTATTATACTACTTTCCATTATTTTGCCCCCTCTATTTTTATATCATTTTCTACCATTTCTCTAACCATTTCTTTAAAAGAGATGGTTGGCTTCCACCCCAGTTCTTTTCGGGCCTTTGTTGAATTTCCCTTTAGGAATGGAACATCCGATGGACGATATAGTTCTGGATCTATAACAATGTACTTTTCCCAATATTCTATGTCTGCGACAGCAAATGCTTCCTGGAGAAATTCCTTTATTGTGTATGTTTTTCCGGTAGCAATAATAAAATCGTCAGGATGATCCACCTCAAGCATCAGTCTCATCGCTTCTACATAATCTGCCGCGTGGCCCCAGTCTCGACACACATTAAGATTGCCTAAGCGGAGCTTTGGAAATGTCTTGTGGCTGTACTCGTCCGTAATATTGTTGATATCAATCGTATTTCTCTGTGAGATATCTCTACACTTTGCCCGCCATGCCACATACTTTCCAATCCACTTTGTAATTTTACGGGTAACAAAGTTGGTTCCGCGTCGTTTTGATTCGTGATTGAAAAGTATTCCATTACTAGCAAAGATTCCGTAGGACTGTCTATAAAGTTGTGTAAATTGATATGCTGCCAGTTTCGCAATTGCATATGGGCTCTGTGGATTCTTTAGTGTGTTTTCGTCTTGATCGTTATTCGGTCCAACTTGATCGCCAAATATTTCCGATGACGAAGCTTGATAAAAGCGAG